AGTCATGCTCCTAATAAACTTTTTGTTTTCCATATTTTCCTCATCTTTTTCAAGAAAGTAGTTTGAATCTCAATTACTCTCCTTTTTAAAGGAGTTAATAAGATCAACGTCAGGGTAGATATTCTTTTCTACGAACTGAAACATTCTGAAAAAGATAGTGACTTGTGGAAGACATATAAGATCCTTATCAAGGCTCTTAGGCTCTTCGCTCCCATCGTTGTACCTTGTGAAAAAATATATAATTATTTCACCGGTAAGACCATCGGAACGAGGTGTCATAAGAGAGTCCTTACTACTGTCTATAAACATGCTTCATATTCTAGCTTTCACTAGAAGAAGAGCTGCTTTTCTAGACATGCTATCTACGTTAATTGGCTTTCTAAGAGAGGAACATATTTTCTGAAAACATTCTTTTCAAGATACAATGTTTTGTATCCCTATATAGATAGCGTTAGAAATAACGATTAGTCTATAAGAATGGTCGAAGAATTTGTTTCTCTTTTTAGTAAGACCAAGAGACGCATTAGCTATAGATGTTTCTCACTCAGAAAGAGCGTGTCAACCACGTTTCTTTTCCGTATGATAAACATCTACAATAGCAGGGGCTCAGCCTTTGGATTGAGAAAGCGGTACAATAGAAAATGGACTGGATTCAGATCCATCAACTATTCACCGTTTTCCAATTTCAAAAGAATGAGGGCTAACATGAGTCTTTTGTGGACTTGTGTCAACTCCTAGTTCTTTGAGAAGGAAAATATATTCCTTGGCCACTGAGTCGTTACATACAACTACATCGTCACCTAGGATTACGTAAGACGAACTGTCTCACGCAACTCTAGCTCGACGGTGAGCTACGTATATTACGAAATGGTGGGCAAGGGTAAAAGCCGATCAACTGGACAGAGTTCCTATAGGCTGGCCAACAGATCACCTATATTCTTTCTTTGATTTTTTATCTAGGAAAGGTATAGTTATGATTTGTTGCCAAGCCGTCGAAAGCTCTGACCCGAAGATCTTTTGTAGCACTTTAACTTGAAGCTCCCGCGGAAACCTATCGGTTGCCGCCGTAAGATCAATAGATCAATAGCGGTGACCGTCAAGTTTCTTGAGAGCTCTTAGGCCCCTAGCCTGATCAAAGGTTAGATCTCCAGGAATTCTTCTTAGAATTCCAAAGAGTCGCCGATGAAGAGGCTGGAGGGCCGCCTGTGCCCAATAGGTGACTATGGCAATCGTTCTAGTCTTACCCTCAGGACTAGGAATTTCAGTAATTCTACCAAAGACTGGTTCGTCTTTCGGTATAATTACTTTAAAGAAATTCTTAACTTTCGAGTAAACTTGTCAACGAGTGGCTGCAACTTCGTTAATTTCGAGAATCTTTTCACGGATTCCCGGACTTAGGCTGTTGAGCATCTCCAGAAACTGCGGTGTTGCAAGATATAGGTCTGCATACATCGTAGCTATGGAAGGTCCATTAGGTCCCCTCTTGGTAGTGTACATTCAACTTTTAAAAGTTGTATCCTTATCACTATCCCTAACTCTCAGAATTTTAACAAAATCTGAGATGTAAGTTTGGAGATAAGGAATTGATCACGATGATCCTTTATAAGGATCCGTAACCACGTTCCAATTCGCGGGAATATTCCCTTGAAAGCAACGTATACAATTTAGAAAAGTTAGAATGCAAGCGTTTCCCCTAGGGTGATTCATATAGGAGGACAGCGAACCAAGTTTCCTGATCAGATACTTGCGTTCAACGTCTTTCCCATATCTAAAATCCTCTGATATATATTTGGTATAGTTAAGCCTAAGGGCTTTAACATATCTAATAGTATCAGTAATACCACGTCTCTCAATTATCTTTTCGATTCTTGTGAGAAATGCTATTATGGGCACGGTATTTGGCCCAATAAATTCATTATGGAAC